AGGGATTGACCGGATCAGACATTCAACGATACAATCTTTGGCTCGTCGGAGCGTAGCGCAGCCTGGTAGCGCATCTGATTTGGGATCAGAGGGTCGTAGGTTCGAATCCTATCGCTCCGACCACAAACACCCAAGCAGTACAACGGTTTGCGGATGGCTCACAAAACCACCGCAAACCGTCTCCAAATCTGAAAATCCCCCTTCTCCAAAAAATACCCTGTCGGTCGACGATCTGACAGTGCCCGATTGGTTGTGATCTGGCATGATTTTTTGCGTCTTGACCATCGAAATTCGCATGCGAATACTGTATATCCATACAGCTTCTGCGATGGCTATGCAGCACTATTTCATCCTGAACGACCGGCGCGAACCGGTTGAAGTCGACCTCACGACCTACTGCAAGTGGGACGACGAGGTCGCCGACACGACCGTGGCTGAGCACACTCGTGTGTGGACAGTATTTCTGGGAGTCACGAACGATCGAGATCCGCCCGAGGAGCCGTTCTTCGTCCACTACGTGTTCGAACCAGGGCACCTCTACCGCACGGTCGACACCTACGGATATGACAACGCTGTTGCCCGGCACGGCCGCATCGTCGAATGGCTGAAGAAGCGCGCCGCCCGGCGAGCTCAGCGCGCGGCCGCCGTCAGGGCGTCGTAGTCGCGCTCACACTGCTGGCCGGCGATGCGGGCCCGGTCAGCGTACTCCGCCAGCTCGCCCGCGCGTTGGTCAGCGCGGCCGAGCACGTCGGCAAGCAGATCGAGGGCGTCGCCGGCTGCCGGGCCTCCGGCGGAAGAGGCGGGATGGCGGGCGGCTGCGACGAGCTGATCGACGCGTTGCTGCAGGCTGCCAGCGGCAGCGCGAGCAGCGAAAGCATCAGCCAGCGCCGCGGTGCGTTGTTGGTTCGCATCGTTTGCGATCTCCGATTGGGCCGCGGTGCGGCGTTGTTCTTCGGCGCGGGCCGCGTCAACGGCTCTCGCCCGGTCCTCCTGCGCCGTGACGGTCGTCGCGCGCACGCCGTCAGCATGGCCCTTGAAGTAGCAGCCGCCGGCCGTGATCGCGAGCGACGCAATGAAGGCCAGCCAGAGGCGCGGGTCGAGGATCGTCATGCCCCGCTCCGCATCATCGAAGCCAGGCGCGTCGCGCGGGCGCCAACCTGTCCGGCCCACTTCGACGCGAGCATGCCGTCGGCCGCCGCCGCATAGTCGCCGCGCCTCATTGCCGCAAGCGTGTTCGTGAAGGTCAGCAGCCCCCCCTGCATGTTGAACGCCATGTTGATCACGACACGCTGCCGGACGGCATCGAGCTGGCGCCACCATGGCAGGCTGCGATCGAGCCAGGCAACGGTGCGATCGACATCGTTCGACAGCAAAGTGTCGCACTCGGCGTCGCTGATCCCTACGTCGGTCAGGTTCCGGCCGACCCCGATCGTCGTTTTTCCGACCGTATCGACATACGGCTTCAAGCGCCGCCCCTCGTCGCGCGTGAGCTCGGCCATCAGCGCCGAGCGATCGAAATCACCCATGCTTGTGCTCCTTTGTCCACCAGTAAGCCTTGCGCCCCATCACCCACAGGCACACGATCGCCATGCCGACCATCATCAACGTCTCGGGCAGGTCGATCGAGGGCAGCATGCGGATCGGCTTCAGCACGTTCACAGCGGCCGCGATGCCGATGATCGAGAAACCGACGGTGCCCCACCATCCGGTTGCGATCTCGTCCGTCACGGCGATCCAGATGCAGAACGCGAGGATGACGAGGTTTGCGAAAACGAAAATCGTGACCATCACGGACCTCCGAAAATGCGTCGTTTCAAGGCCCCGATGAAGTCTGCGTTGTTAATTTCTTTGAACAGCTCTTTCGTTACTGCCAGGCCGAACAGGCCGACGAGAAAGCCGATCGCCTGCTGCGCACCGTTGTCCGTGATCGCAAACCACGACACGGCAGCCGGGCCGCCGTAATACGCGATTGCCGCGCCCGAAAAAAACGACACCGCTTTCTGCCGGCCGGTCAGGCCGTCGCCGATGAAGCGCAACGCGATCAGCGAACCTACGGCGCCCGGCACGATCTTGATGAGCAGCGCTCCTACTGCTGCCGCGAGGCTAGTTGTCGGTTCAGCCATGCTTTTGCTCTGCTCGATCGGTATCGCATGCGCTCTCTACCTGACGGGCTGCAGCGCATTGCGCATTGATAGCATCGATGACGGGTGCGGCGTCCCCATATGGGATATGCATCAATCCTTGGCTAACCACAGCAAACTGATGCGGCGTGAGAGTGAGGGTGATCGTTTGCATTCTCTTTCTCGTCAGTTGTAGTAAGGAATCTTGACCATCGAAGTTCCGAGATACCACGCCAAGAAGCCGGCCGGGTTTGCAGGCAGCGATCCACTCCCGGCACTTGCCGTTGTTGCTGTGGCGGCTCCCATTCCGAGACTTCCCGCAGCGACAGCAACGGCCGGCCCAGTGACCTGCGCATAAGGTGCGCGGAGGTTTCCAGCCGCAAATAGAACCCCGTTCACATCGACGGAGAAAAGTTGGCCGGTGTTATTGGCGTTGACCGCATTGATCAAAAATCCTGCCGGCGAGACGTTCGTGTAGCGTTGCAGAAACAAAATCGAATCGCTGTTTTGCAATTGCCCGAGCATCACGGTTTGTTTCGGATATCGCGTAGGAATGAGGCCGGCGACGATCGAATTTTCATGGTTCGTCGTATTCTCGATGAGGAGGCCGATACGTGTATGCTGAAGATCGATTCCATACAAGTAGCGCGAGTTATCCGCCCGCTGCGCCTTGATCGCAAAGGTAACGTCATAGTCTCCGAGGCCGTTGATACTGAGCCCGAACTGGTTGCCTACGTTACCGGCATAGTTGCCGACGTCGATTTCCAAACCCCAGATATTGCCGCTCGATCCAGCCGCCGCGGTCGCTACGAAATTGGCCGCCGAGGCGATCGCGGCCGCTCCCGAACTCGACAATCGCGTACCCGCGAAAATTCCGATCACGCCGCCATTCAGGCTCGCCGGTGGAATTGCTTCAACAGAGAACGCTGACGTCGCGTCGCCAGACGGAGAAACCACTCCAGATTTCGAAGTGATCCACGGACCGACCGCAGGGATACCTTGATTCGTCGACATCCGCGGGAAAGTCGTCTGCGTTCCAGTTACGATCGCGTTCGGGCCAAATTCCCAAGACACGCTCTTCGTACCGGTAACGGGGGCAGTGTTGACGATGTATGACGCGGATGTATCGGGAACTACGATCGTGCCGCCGTTCGAGGGAAGCGCGTTCGCAGCGTTCTGAAATGCGGCAGAGTCATCTGCCGATCCATCACCCTTCGCACCGAACTGCTTCACTGAAAACGGTCCGGCTGACTGAAGCTTCCAGCGCGCATGATCATTGCCGACGATAATCGAGCCGCCGTTATCCAGCGAGCTCATGTCGTTGTAATCCACCTTGTAATTGCCGCCTCCGCCCAGCCGGTCGCTGTAGTAATTCGAAACCTGGGCGGCACTGTAGACCGTGCTGTCGAGCGAACGAAGTGTGCCGATCGAGTCGACGACCCGACTCACACGCGACTGAAAGATCTGCGTGAGCGTCGCACCGTCAAATTTCAGTGCATTGGCAGCTGCCCCGCTATCGAAATCGGCATACGATGCTGCCGCAGAGACGATTTCGTCCCATACCACGATACCGTCTTTGTCCTTCACCACCTGCCGATAAACGGTATTCCCCCAAATCGCTGCCTGCCCTCGCGCGTCGAGCTCGACCGGGTTGGTATTCGGGGTCGTCAGATCGATGTCCTGCCACGTGTCGATCTTCGTTTCGGTGTTCGGCTGGTAATAGAAGACAAAGCCACCGATGAGCGGGCGCCCGTTCGAATCTTCGAACTGCGTTTTCCCGTTGGGGAGGATCGTCGCCATGGTTTAGAATCCCCTCATCGAAAAGGCGAGCATCATGGAAAAATTCTGGATCGGCATCATCGTTTCCGCGTCCTGGACGTTCTTTCTCACGCTAGCGGCTCGCTGGTACGGCCGCCGCCCCAGCAACCCCGGGCACGAACGGCAAAAGCTGATTCAAAGAATCGAGCGAACGCCGCTGGACCGCCATTGGAAGCTCGCCGCCGAGCGCGGTCTGCGCCGCTCGTTCGTTGACGAACTGATTGATCGAATTACGGGCAATGTTCAGCCCCGGTAACTTCATCTTGTCCGCCAGCGACGTCAGCGCGTTCAGTGCCATCGACGCGCCGGCGGCCGCCGTATTGGAGTGATTCACTGCGGCACCTGCCGGCTCGGCCTGCACATTCGCCGCCACTCGCCCAATCTGCCGAAGCTGCGACGCCTGCTGCGGCCCGAATAACGCATTCAGCTTCACATTGCCGATCGAGTTCAGCGCCTTGTTGAAGGCCGCTTGCGAGAACGTGCCGATCTCGTCACTCGCGCCACCTAGCGCCTTCCCCTTCAGATACTCGAGCGCCTGCATCTGCAGCGCGCGGCCCTGGTCGGGAACCATCCCCATCAGGGAATTCACGTCGTCGGCCGTGCCGTTGAGCACGTATCGGTTGAAGAAATTGTCAGGTACCGCGCGGCCGCTTACGATCGCCCGCAGGGCCGGCGTTGACTCGATCGTGCCGAAGCGTGCGGCGGCCGCATCGCGCGCGCGGTTGAATGCCGCGATCGCTGCGGCACCCTGCGCGGCTTCGCCGCCGAGCAGCGGCTCGGTGTTGTCGAGCGCATTGCGCACGATGCCGAGCGCGCGAACGATATTCCCGTTCTTCCCGTCGTTGTCCGCAATCCCTTGCGACAGGATCGTTTTGAACTGCTCGGCTGTACTGACATTGAGCGGCGTATCCCCGCTCGCGAAGCGCTCGAGCTGACGGTCGATGGCGCCCGGCAAATGCAGGTCACGCATCTGCTGTTGGAGCTGCTCGCGCGCCGTCGTGACGAACTGGTTCGCGTCCAGAGGAATATCGTTGCCGTTGATGGCATGCGCCTGGGCGTACATACCAGCGACGCGAGCCTGTGACGCCGTGTCCTCGCGCGCGAGCGCGTCCATCAGCTGGCGGCCGGTCTGATATTCGCCAAGGGCCTCGTTCGCCCCCTGACGGTTCAGTGAATCGACCAGCGCCGTATTCTGGTCAGCGTACCGCTGCATCAGCGGTTCGCCGGCACCCTGAATGCCGCGCAGATTACGCTCCGTCGTGAACTGTCGCGGGTCGCGGGTTGCCTGCCCCAGCGTCAGCCCGTTTTGCGGGCCGAGCACGGCCGTTCCCTCTGCCTGCCGGAGCGCCGCCGCGGGGTCGAGCGTCCGATTGGTCGCAAGAGCATCGGTAACGCGTGACCGTACGTTGTTGAGGATGTTGTCGGGGATGACCGAAAGGTCGATGCCCTGGTCTGCCGCTGCCTGGCGAATAACCGCGTCGGCATTCTGAGAGGCAGCAGCCTGCGTCGACGGCAGCCGCGCGCCGACATTCGACATGACGCGGCTGATACCGGTCGCCAGGCGATCAGCAACGGCACCGAGCGCGGAACCCGCAGCGCCGCCGACTGCGCCGCCCAGCGCACCAGCGCCGGCACGTTCAGCCAGCGTGCCGAGCGTATCGCCCTGATGCATCGGCTGCGCAGCACCGGTTACGGCGCCGGCGACTGCCCCGCGGCCGACCATGCTCGCCAGACCACGCGCGCCGCCGACGATCGGGCCACCGATCAAGTTCACCGGGTTCGCGATCGCGCCACCGATCTCACTGGCCATCTGCTCGGTGCTGTTCGCCGGCGCCGGCGTGATCGAATCGACACCGCGCTTGATCAGCGTGTCGACGTCCTGCAGCTGCGGATCGTGGCCGAGCGCACCGCCGACAGCATTGATCGTCGCATTCACCGGGTTCGCGACCAGGCCGACCGCATCAGCAACGCCATGGCCGACTGCGCGCGCCGCCAGCCCGAGCTGGTGACCCAAGTTATTGACGGTCCATGGCGAACCCTGCGGAGCAGCCGTCGGGCCCTTTCCGCGCGCCGCCAGCGCCGCGAGCAGGTCGTCGTCGCTGATCCCCGCCAGCTCCTGCGGCGTCGCCGCGTTCGCCGTACCCGAGATCGCCGTCGCGACAGCGTTCCCGACCCGCGCGAGCATGCCCGGCTGTGCGGCCGTCTGCTGCGCTGGGGCTGGCGCCTGCGCGCGCTGCACCGTCTGCATCGCGCCCTGCAGCTTTGCGACGTACTGCGGATCCTCGGCGTAGCCCGCTGCCTTCAGCGCCGAAGCGTACCGATTCATATCCGCACCGGCGCCAACGGCGCCAGGGTACTTTCGCGAAATCAGGCTCGCATAGTCGGTAGCGAAATCGCCCGGACTCGCATACGCGCGATATGCATCCGTGCTACCCGTCATGTTGTCGCGAGCGGATACGCCGCCGCCCGACAGATCCTTGATGTTGCCGAGGTTGTTCGTGCCCGGGATCACTGACTTGCCCCAGCCAGTCTCGTGCCCCCACTGCGCGAGCAGCACATTTCGGTCGACGCCGAGCTTCTGCCCGACGGCGTCCGCGATGCCGCCGTATTGCGCGGCGAACGACGTAGGCGAGTACGACGTCGGCTTGATGGAGCCGATCAGTTGGTCGTCGGACAATGCGCTCAGATCGGCCATGTCAGTACCCCATCGCCTTCAGACGTGCAGCAAGTTGCGGGTTCGCCGCCGCGCGACGTCGGAGTTCTGCGAGCGCAGCATCGGGCGCGGCGCTGGCAGCTGCTGCCGATTGCTGCGCGGCGGGTTGCTGTTGCGGTCCCGATGCGCCCGGGCGTGGTTGGCTCGCATAGTCCTGGTTTGCGTTCGCCACGATGGAAGGGATCAGTGATGCGCCCTGGCCGGCCTGCGCCTTCATCGCTTCGATCGCGAGATCTCGCGCGCGAGCCTTCTGTTCGATCGTCGCCGGCGTATCGCCAGATTGCGGAAAATACTTCTTGTCTTCGTTCACGAACTCGGAATCAGCGATCGCCGCGCCCGACTCCTTTCGCAAAACTGCACTGATGAAGTTGCGTTTCGCCTGGTCATAAGATTGCTGCTTGTCGTCCGGCGCGATCAGGCTTTGAGCCAGTCCACCGAGCCCCCACGGCAACGTGGCCGTGGAATTGACGATCCCTCCCAGCGCTCCACCGATAACCGGAATCGATGAGACCCCTGCTGAAATCCTTCCGCCGTTCGTGGTGCCACCAGCCTCAAGCTGCCGAAGCGTGTTCTGCGCATCGAGCGCGCGCGCGCCGAACGCAACGGCGTTCGACTGCTCGCCGGACAGGTTGCCGATCGACGAACTGATCGGCTTCCCGTCCGCGCCGAGCACCGGCGTCGTCTGCCCCGTCAGCTTGTTCACGACAACGCCGTTCTTCGCGTCGTAGTCGAGAGCACGCATGTTTTGCGCACGCGTCTCGATTCCTTCCGTCGCAACGTTGTGCCGCTGCGTCTCGCCGAACTGCTGCTGCGCGAGCTGCTGATCGATCGCCTTGCTGTGCTGGTCAAGCTGTTGCATGACCGTGAGCGCCTCGCGCTGCTTGTTCGCGACGAGCATCGGATCGTATGTCGCCGGCATGCTGGCGACCGATTCAGGCCCGAGATGCGACGCCGCCCACTGGCGCGCGAGGTCGTAGCTCGCCTGATCCGTGACGCCGTTGAGCACTTGGCCGATCGCACCGAGCTTCTGGAGCGACCCGTCGATACTCGCCTTCTGCTGCGCGAGCTGTGCCGACTGCGTCTCGGCGAGCGACTTCGCGAGCGCGGGCACGGCGGCGCCATATCCGCTCGACGCGACATTGCCGACGATCCCGCCTGCGTTCAGCGTGCCATCCGCATTCATGGCTCCCGGCGCTTTGAATGCGGCGTTCAGGGCCTGCGCCTGATCGACCTCGCGCTGCTTGTCCTGAATCGCGAGGTCGTACAGCTGATTCTGCCGCTGGGCGCCTTGCAACGCGGCCGCTTGAGCATACGTCGTCAGCGGGTTCTGGATCTGAACCGGCTGGACCTGAAGAGCAACGTTCGGATCGAGTGCCATATTCACACCGTAAAGCCGTAGGTATTGCCGCCAACGTTATAGCCGGTCGGGTTTGAAGCGCTCGGCGCTCCATAAAGCGTCGAACCACCGCTCGGCGCCGCGGCTGTGGGAAGCAGCTTGTTGAGCATGTAGCCGCTTTGCAGCCCGTTCACGGCCCCAGAAAGTCCGCTGTTGATTGCGTTGGCCGAACCAACGGTGCCGGCCGCCGAGGCCGCCGCACCCGACGTAATCGCGTTCGCCACGTTACCTGCCGCTTGGGCTCCCATCGCGCCCGTCATGGCCGATGCGTTCTGCCCGTTCCCGACTACACCGAGCAGCCGATTCACCGCATCGCTCGCGATCCCATAGTTCGTGCCGAAATTGCTCAACGCGTTGCCGCGATTCGTGGTGTAGGTCGCGAGACTGCGATTGAAGGTGTCGCCATATGTCGAATCCGCCAGGCCGGTCGCATATGCCTCGGCCCCCTTCATCGCAGCACCGGACGCGCCGAGTCCGCGTGCCGATGCGCTGTTCTGCGCCGCTTTCAACCCCTGGCCGAGCGTGAACTGATAGCCGGGCGTCGCTGCTGCCTCGGCGGCTGTCGGCGCCGTGAAGTCGCCGTAGCTGAAGACCGAAGACAGAAGCGGATTCTGCAGCGCCGTGCGCAGCTGCGGAATGAAGCTGGAGCCGAGATCCCGATACGGCGCGAGATCGTCGCGGGTCTGCTGATACTGCTTCCACTGGAGATCAGCAGCGCGATTCGCAGCATCCGCCTGCGTCTGTGCGGCATCGCCAGCAGCATCGCTGCCCATCATGCCGCCGATCAGTGAAACACCTGCGCCTACCACGCTCCCGATGTCTTCTCGAAAACCGGCAGCCGGGCCGCCGAGCGGGTCGCCGATCGGGTGCTCGATCATCCATGCGCGGTATCTCATACCGTTGCCTCACAGGTCATGTGTACCAATCCATCCATTTCCGACGTCCGGCGAAATCCAAGCCGCGCGCAGAAATTCAACCCGGCCGAGTTCGATGCCCTGACGGTCGTCTCGGCGCGGCCATGTCGCTCGATGACGCCGCCAAGTTCCTGACGGATAAACGAGCGAGAAGCCCATACGCGCCGGCCAGCCGGCAAAACCGCGATATGGATTTCCGGGCCGTCAACCGCGACCACCCCGACGACATCAGCGCCAGAAGAAACCGGGTGCAGATCGAACCGCGCGAGCGCAGCCGCGACGATGCTGTGATCGACTGGCAACTGCTCGCGCAGCACTTCCAGCACGATTGCCTCGAGGCGTGCGCGATCGCTCACGATGCGTCCGCCTCCGCGCCCGTGATCGTCAGCGTGACGCCGTTGCCATCCGCAAACAGCGCCGCCGGATTCACGATCTTCAGATTCAGGATGTCGGTCAGCGGGAGCGACTTTCCAGCCGGTACCGCGACTTGAAGGACGCGCGTTGCATCACCTGCGGTGCCCGCGCCGGGCACCAGATACACATTCACCGTCACCGGCGCGGCCGTCGGGTTCCATGCGTTCGCCGAGTGCACGGCCCCTTGCTTGCCGGCCGCCGGCGCGTAGATTGACGCCGCGGCTGCAGCCAGCACCGGTTGAGCGAGAGTTTTCCAGTTCACTGCCATGGTCAGGCCTCGATGAGTTTTCGGACGTCGTCCTGCGCGCGCGGCGCGACGGGCACGGGATCAGGGAGAATCGAAGCGGAACGCGCCATTACAGCGATCGGATCCGGCAGCACGACAGGCGTCGCGCGCGCGGGCACCGGCACGGGCATGCTGATCACGAGCGCCTCGAGCATTGCGACGCGCTGCAGCAGCGCTGCGATGATCGCGGCGCTCGGATCGCCGTTCACGATCATTTCGAGTTCGTCGATCTTCGCCTTCAGCTCGCGCGCATCGATGCCAGGCGCACCGCCCGTGCGCTCGTACTGCTTGATCCAGAATTCCAGCCACGGCCGTGCCCACCGGCCGTCCATCTGAAGCGGCAGCACGTTCGAATCTGGGAACGGCGACTGCATGTCGAGCTTTTTCGCCATCACGCCTCCCCGCTCGCTTTGAGGTAATAGCCGTTGAGCGCGGTCTTCGTCTTAGCCGACCACGACACCTCGAAGACACGGCCCATGCCCTTGTCGGTTCCGAGCGCGTTGAACTGCGCGCGCCGCTTGAACTCGCCGCGCGCGCCGAGGCCGCGCGAAAGAGGGGTGCCCCACGTCTTCCCGCGGGTATCGGACCAGCGCAGGCGCACCTGCGGCTCCGGATCGTTTGCGCCCGCCTGCCCGACTTCCATGTCGACGATCAGCCGGTCATACGTGATCAGGTCCCCTTCGTTGCCGGTGTTCGGCCACGATCGCAGATGCAGACGTTCGTGACCGTCATCGTCGAACGCGTCGAGCGTCATCTCGTAGAGGTTTCCGTTCTGCCAGTCGCCGACCAGCTGCTTGCCACGCCAGAGCGCAAAGCACGCGCCGCGGTGACGATGAAGAGCGCCGAGATCGTCCATCCATAGGCGTTCGTGCCATTGCTTGGTCGAAAGGTCGTAACACCACGTCTTGTCTGCAGTCGGGAACGTGAGCACGTAAAACATGTGGCCGCCGGCCTGGTGCGTGTAGCCGATCGCGTCGTCGAGCCGCGCGTAGGTGCGCAGCTCTTCCGTAAGTGCGGGCGTCGAGATCAACAGAGCGTTCATCTGGTCGCTGCGGAAGACGAGGCCCTCGCCTTCATCGCCCGCGCCGAGCCAGTAAATCGACGTGTCCATCGCGGCGATCGATGCCGCAGACATGCACCCGTATTCGATGAACGTGCCCGGGTATCGCGCGAATGCGAAATCCGACGCGCCGGCGTTGTACCAAATCTCTGTCGTTCTCTCGCCGAACACCCAGATCGTGCGGTTCGTCACCTCGACCGCTACCGTCTTGTCGGGCGCGCCGTTCTTCGCCGCGATGTCGAGCGGATCGAACTGCACAACGAGCGCGCCGCTTGCGTAAAACTGGCGCGTGTTCGGCTGGTTGAACAGCATGAAGTCATCGATCAGTGCGATGCGGCTCGACCCGTAGAACGCACCGTCGACGATCTTGCTGAACGAGTGGTTGTCGAGCTGCAGCTCGTAGCCGTCATCGGTACCGTCGACGATGACCATCGTGATGCTGTTATCGCGCATAAACACGGGCCCGGCGACCGAATCGATACGCCCCATCTCGACGAACGACCAGTCGGACATCACTCGATACAGGGCCGTCGACACGACGGCGAACAACTCTCCGTTCGTCGCCGTGTACAGTCCGCGAAAGCCCTGCAGCGGCGCGACGCCGCGGCGAATCAACCCAGGCGTCGGATAGTGCGTCACCGGGAATTCCGAGTCCGCCGGGTTCTGCTCGGCGTACAGGTTCACGCAGCGCTGATTCGCCGCGATAACGCTGCGTGCCTGGTAGGCTCCAGTCGTGAGCGCGCCCTTCATACCGGCCATCCTCGGCCGTAGCGCCAGCCATAGTCGCTGCCATCCGGCCAGCCGCATCGGTGGTCGTTGCGCACCACCATCACGCCACGCACGAGCGTCGTGCGCTTACCGGTCGCGTCGTCCATATAGATCCGGAACGGCAGCCGGCCGCATGCGTCCTTCGTGTTGTCCGGCACGAACACGAATGCCGATTCCGGGGCGCCAGGCGCCGCGATCATAAGCGGCGGATACGCGCACTCGGCGATCTTCAACGTCAGCGTGTAGCCAGTCAGGTCGACCGGATCGACGGAATCCTCGGAGTCGGTCTGATAGACGTCGAGCAGCACCCGAAAATCATCCCCCGCCGCGACCGCGAAATCGCGTTCCTGCGCAGGCTGATCGAGTGCTACCGCGAATTTCACGTCCATCAGAAATACTCCTGTTTCACGGGCTGGCCGGATGTCGGCGCCTTCGTCAGCGCGGTGATTTCCCGCTCGCCCCACGTCCACCACATCGGATCAGCCGGCTTCCCGAACTCCGGTGCCGTCAGGAACGACGCCATCAGCACGTACGGCTCCTCTGCCCCCTCCGGAAGCGTCTGGATCGTCCAGCGCACCCGGTCATCCTTGCGCACCGATGCATGCACGGCGCGCAGCTTCTGCTTAGCGACCAGCAGATCCTCGGCGTCGGCCGTTTGCCCCGTCCCGAGCACTCTGATCTTCTTCAGCACCCGGTTTGCCAGATCCGTCTGCGTCACCGCCATCACCATCCCCTTGCGCGGCAGGTGCCGCATTCGCGAGCGTCGCTTCGAGCTGGGCGATACGCGCGCGTGCTTCGTTCAGCTCGGCGCCACGCGCTGCATACGCTTCGAGCAGGTCACGATGCTCAGCGGCGAATGCTTCGTGAGCGGCCTTCAGCAGATCCAGTTCGCGCGCAAGGTCGCCGTGAGCGGCAATCGCGACGGCGGCCGCCGCACGCGGCTCACCAACCAGCAATTCAGCGATGAGCGGCTCGACGCCGTCGACCTCGAAATGCGGATTCTTCAGCAGCTTGCGCGCCGGCTCGTCGTCGATTCCGACCCACCGGCCCAGCGGAAGCTCGACGCCCGCGAAGTGCGTGCCGCGCCGGTGCTCTTCACCGCTCGGATCCCCGATAAATCTCACCTTCGCCATATCAGCCTCGTCAGTTCGGGGCGACCACCGTGGCCGCCCCTTGCGCCGCTTACGCGTTCGGCGGCAGGAAGAACACGTGCAGCGTCACCGTGCCCGTCGTCGCGCCCGTTGCCGGCGCCGCGCGCACGTTCACGTCGACCGTGTCGTCCTGCGTGAGCGTCAACGGCTGTGCTGCGGCCGCCGATGCGCGCGCAACACCGCCGGCCTGCGCCACGGTCGACGCGGCGATGAAGTGCTGCACGTCGTCGCCGGTGCCGACGTCGAGCGTGATCGTCGGCGTGCCGTTCGTATCGAGATCGCTCGTCACGAGCATCACGTCGACGACGGTCGAGCCCTTCGACAGCAGCGGACCCTGCAGGACATCGTTCAGCGCAAGGGCTGCCGTCAGCGCGTATTGCGCGGTTGCGCACTTCAGGCTCGACGCGTCGCCGACGCCGACTTTCGTGTTGGATCGCCCGGCGAGCGGGCTCATCAGTTTGGTTGCCATGTCGTTCCCCTATCGGTTCAGGAGGAAGCGCCGCGCGGGCGGCGCCATCCAGATGCGATCAGCGCGTTATGCGTCGGCGACAGCCGCGGCGTAGACCGTGACCAGGCCGTGCTGCACGAGGTCGGCCGTGTCGTCGGGGCCCTTGCCGAACAGCAGCTTTTCGATGCCGCGAATTTCCTGCACGCCGACGCCGGTCCGGAAACCGTAGTCGCGCACGTCGGTCGTCGACTTCGTGCGCTGCGCCCATGCGACGCCAACTGCCTGCGCGCCGCAGAGGAAGTTCGCACCGACGTCGATGCCACCTGCGCCGACGCCCGACAGCACGCCGATTTCCGGGATCTCGCGGATGATCACGCCGTCCCATACCAGCGAACCGCCCGTGAACAGAGGGTTGCTGTTCATGCCGTTGCCTTCGCGCGCGCGCGCTTCGCGGTTCGCCTGCTGCATCGCCGGGTCGCTTTGCAGATCGCGGAACGCGAGCGAGTTCGCGAACATCACGTACCACTCCTCGTCCTCGTTCAGGCGGATCGGCTTGATTGCGGGCGACGCGAGCTGCGCGCGGCGCTTCGCGAGGCTGACCATCGCGGTCGACAGCTTGTCGGCCGTGTTGTCGATGTTCGCGAGCGACGCGGAATGATCGTTGCCGGCGTTGTTGCCGACGACCGCACCGAACAGCACGCGGTCAGCGTTGTCCACGAGCCACGCATCCTTCTGCACTTCCGACGCCGCGGCATAGAGCACGCCATTGATCGAATACAGCGCGTCGATCGTCTGGTTTCGCATCTTCTCCATCGCCCACAGCTTCAGCGCGGTCTTGCCGGCGTTGCGAAGATCGATCGCCGACTTCTGGTCGTCCCAGTCCGTGACGACGACAGCGTTCCGCACCGGGTTGACGGTGACAGCCATCGAGCGCGAGTCGAGTTCTTCTTCGTTGCCCTCGAGCACCTGATTGCCGGTAACGCCCTGGCCGCGCAGCTTGCGCACGTTCGCGAACGTCACGCGATCGCCGGGCTTGCGGGTCAGGTCGTCCTTCAGCTGGATGATCGAGTTCTCGTCCGTGCCCATGTAGCGCAGAAAGCGCGACTGGCGGACGTATTCCATGAAGAACTGGTCGTCCCATTGCTGGGGTGTGAGCCCTGCGCGGGCGGTAGTTTCAGCCATTTTTCAGCCTCATCGTTTCAGAATGTCAGTGAGCGCGGTCGGGCCGGTCCACGCCTGCGCGGTGCGCGGCGCGGCGGATCGAGCCGTCGCAAGGGATTTCGGAATCACGGGAGCCGCCGGTGCAGCCGCAGAAGCGGCGGGCTGTGCGGCGGGTGCCGCGCCCTGCTGCTGCAGCTCGGCGAGGATCTCGTCGCGAACCTTCTGGCGGTACGCCGCCGGATCGCTGCCAATTTCGCTCATCGCCTGAATCCGCTTCGCCTGGTCGAACATGAATTGCCACGGGTGCCGCTGTTGAGCCAGCTGCGCACCGAGCGCGGGGTTTTCCTGCACGGCCTTCTGGAACACCTCGAGCGCGCTGTCGACGTCGGCGTCGCCGTGTTGCTGGCGGACCATCATTTCCGACATGTTCATGCGCTCGTTCAACAGCGCGTTTTCGTAGGTCAGCGTGGCCGGCGCCGGTTGCTGCTGTTGCTGGCTCGGCTGCTGCTGACCCTGCGACGATCGCAGGTGCTTCAGTTCTTCCTCGAAGCGGATCGCCTTTTCCTTCCAGTCCTGGCGGCCCTTTCGCTCTTCCTCCAGCGCCTTCAACGGGACCATCGGAGCCTGTTCGGATGCCGGCGGCGCATCGGTTTGCACGGCCGCACCAGCAACGCCAGCGACATCTGCCGGCGGCGTCTGGTCGGTCGGCTCGCCCGTGCGAGGCTGATCACCGTCTGCCGGCGCGGCGACTTGCGGCTGCTGCGTATCGCTCGGCGGCATATCGGCGGATTCCCCGCTCAGAACCTGGTCCAAACTCGTTCCCATCTTCAGCTCTCCAACACGCCCGATTCGACCCGGCGGCAGTCGTAACGCCCGTATCCCCGGCGGCAGGTCATGCGTAATCCGTAACCATCGGCGGCCGCTGCGCGTCTGCGATGTTGCGCACGGCCTCCGTTTGAATTCGTCCCGTCTCCGCGTCGAGCTTGCGGATCTTCGCGGCCTGCTCGAGCTGGTCGAGCGTCGACGGGCTGTCCGGCGCTACCGGCGCGCCGCCGCTCGGCTGTCCGGCTTCGACCATCGTGCGCTGTGCCTCGGCGTTCGCCTTGTTGGCCTGCGCGTTGGTCTTCTCGACGTTCGCTTGCTGCTGCGCCATGCCAATCTGCTGGGCCTGCTGCTGACCCTGCGCACGCGCGGCGCGACCCTGCTCGAGCTTTTCGAGCAGTTCATCTTTATTGCGAAGCTGGGATGCCGCGATGAGCACCTCCGGCGGAATCGGGTCGCCGGCCTGCGCGAGTGCCGGCGCGAGCTGCGCCAGCATCTGGAACTGCTCGGCCTGCACGTTGGCGACGTCCGGGCCTTCCTCGATCGTGATGTCGACGTCCAGGCCGCCGATGTCGTTGTCGACGCGCACGATCTGGTTCAGCCGCGAGTCGCCCGGCTGCAGCCCAAGCTGCTGCGCCATCGCGGCGGCTTCGTCCGGCGCCAGCTCGCCGAGCGCGTCGGCAAGCGTTACCTGGCGGTTCAGCCCAACCCACCGCGTGTTCTTCTCGTCGTCGGTGACGCGGATCCACTTCTCGCTCGTCCAGAACTGGCGGATGCGCAGCCACGTCGCCTCGTAGATCTGCTTCGTCCACTGGCGCAGGTCGTCGATGATCGGCTCGACCTCGATCGCACCGCCAGCCTGCTGCGCCTGGATTGCGCGGCCCGACTGGATACGCGGATCCTTGCCGGCCATCGCCGCATTCGGGCCGCTGGCCTGCAGCTCGGCCGTCGCGTGCTGCATCAGCTGCATCTGCGACGCCGCCATGTCGCCAGTCGGCAGAATGCCGAAATCCTTGCCGAACTCGCCGGCGGCCTGCACTTCGAGGTGCCCATCGGGGCGCGCGAGCTGGCGCTTCGCCGCGTCGACGTCGTTGATCGCCTGCGCGTTGCCGAACGTCTGCCGTACGGACATCAAGTGCAACGCCTTCGATCGGCGCTTGTTCACCTCGTCCTGCAGCGAGATCATGTCGCGCACGTGGCCGTAACGCTGGTTCTCGCGGTCGACGTAGGCAGAGCGCAGAATCAGCGAGCAGGCCGGTTTGCCGTCGCGGCCGATGTACGGCGACGGCATCGGGTCGGTGAGATAGCCGCCCTTGGTGAACGTCGCGATGAACCAGACGCCGTCCTGAATCCAATGGCATTGCACGACGCGCACGCGCGTGCGCCGGTTGTCGGCCCAGCGCAGATATTTCGGCCGATCGTCGTACGTGTCCGACAACGAAACCGACGACAGCGTGTGTTCGATTGCGTCCTGGCGGTCCGGGAAAGTGTCGAGCGCCTCGTCGCGATCCATCCAGATCACGACGCCGAGATAGCGCGCGTCGCTGAAATCCTTCTGCCGGCTATACGGATCGAACCAGATGCGATCCCAAGGAATCCGCGTGATGTCGACGTCATACCCTTCCGGGCCTTCGAGGACCGTTACATCGGCACCGCCGTAGCCTTCGATCAGCATGTCCTCGTAGACATCCGAACGCGTCACGTCGAAGTCGTTCTGGTCGGCCACGTAACGGAGCGAGTCGGTCGCCGCCTCAGCGAGCTGATCTTCGTGCGGCGTGCGCGGGAACGCCTTCGGATCACTGCGCATGCGCCGCTCGAAGCCGCGCAAGTATTCGACCTTCCGCTTGACGTAGTTGACGGTCAAGGCGGGCTGGCCGCGCTTCGCCAACGTGTCGAGCTCGGCGCGCGTCCACTGTTGCCCGTCGTAGTAGTCGCGATCGCGCTCAGACCGCTTCCGCGCGTCGTACGTCATGTCCTCTGCTTCTTCGAAGCGGCGGCAGAGCACAGACACGTCCGGAACGCGATATTCCTGAACGTCGACGATTGCGACCGGCGCGGCCGTCATGCTGTCCGCCATGATCCCTCCGCGTCGCTGTCGAGCTTGTTGAACGCACGATCCCATCGGTCGACCGGCTTCGCATCAGCCTTCACCGGTACAACGGCCGGGTGCGCATCGGCGATCGCGCGGCCGATCAAGCTTCCTGCGTCGACCTCGTCATCGTTCTTCGCGCTCGGGAACTTCACGTACTGCTCGATCACGTCGTCACCCTCCGGGCCCTCCGGGATCCATACACACCGGCTCGACGCCATCCCCTGGTACGACTGCGCCTTGATCAGCTTGTCCGCGCCGTGCGGCGTGATCGGCGCAATGCGCACGAATTGCTTCTCCATGCGCATTGCGGCGGTCACGAAGCCCTCGACCGACTTCCAGTTGTTGTCGTCCTCGGGGAACCATGCGAGCGGGTGATATTTCCGAATCAGGCCGGTGCGGCGATCCTTCGGCTCGATCTCGCGGCGCTTCGCCGCTTCAGCGTTGCCGACGATCTCAGCCGTCAGCTTGTCCATGGTCATCTGCTCGCGGAACCCGTCCACCATGTAGACGTTGCTCTGCGCATCGACGCCCCACACCCGCACGCATGCGAAGTCGGATGACGATTTGCCGGCCGGCGCGTGGTCGCTCGTGATGTAGTAGTTGAGGCGTGCAGGCAGATTGCCGGGCCGATACCGACGGAACCACCCGCGCTGGAAATACGTGCCCTCGGCGGGCGCGGGCTTCTGCTGGTACAGCGACGACCAGGTGCGCGGGTTCTTCTTGAACGGCTCCCAATGCGCGAGGCTGAACCATTCCGGCCACAGCGTCTCGCCGATCTGGCGACCGAGCGGATCGTCGGCACGATCGGCAATGGCAGGCAGGCAAATCACGTACCAGCGCCGGCCGTCGCGGCCGTCAATCCATCCTGACTCGCCGTCCCAGCCTTCAGGTAGGATGCGGCCCGCGACGTCGTCCTCGTGCCAGCGCGTCTGGATCAATACCTGCGGCGCGCCCGGGATCAGCCGCGAACAAAAATCGTCGACGTATGCCTCCCACGTGCGCTTGCGGATCGTTTCCGATTCCGCCTCGGCGCGGCCGGCGATCGGATCGTCGAGCACGCCGAGCGCGCCGCGGTTGCCGGTCAGGCCAGAAAGCAGGCCACCGGCCATGAACTCCGACCCGTTCGTCAGCGTCCACTGGTGCGCAGCGCGGTTGTCGGCGACGAGGCCGACGTCGAAGAGACGCTCGAACGTCGCGGAACGCACGAGCTGCCGCGCGCGTCGCCCCTGCTTCATCGCGATTTCTGTAGCGTAGCTGGCGAGGATGACGTTACGACGCGGCTTGCGCGCCATGAACCACGGGATGAACACGATGTCGCTGTACGTGCTCTTCGCCGAGCCCGGCGGCATCAGCACCATCAGGTTCGGGATCGTGCCGTCGTCGATGCCCTGCAACTTCTCGCAGAGCAGCTGGTGATGCGCGGCAAGCGAGCCGAGACGCATCACCGAGAAACGGTCTTCGTCGGCCGCATCGGTAAGCGGCACGGTCGGGATGTCGACCAGGCAGGCGAAGTCAGGGAGACTGCGGCGCGAAAGCTCACGCCGTGCTGCCTGTACGTCTGCGATGGTGAATTCCCGTGCGCCCATTCAGATCTTGATCGATGCCAGTATGCGGAGTTGTTCGGTCGTCAGCTTGCTCGTGTCGACGGTGCTATTTACTTCGATGGGGCCACCGTCCGGCCCAGAAATCTCGCCCTTCACACGCTCGACGCTCCAGCCCATGATCTTGGCGATGCTGTCGAGCGCTGCGCGCTTGTCTGCCCACTTCACCTTGCTCGTCACGCCGATCTGGAAGCGATCCTTCCCGCTCCCCTCGAACTCTTCCATCACCTCGAACCCAGCGAGCGACGCGGCCGCATCGTCATCGAGTTCCGGCACGCGCTTCAGCGTGCCGTCCGCGTTGAAGAAGCTGCGCGGGTCAGCGAATGCGAGCCTGGCGTACTCCAACATGACACGCTCGCGGGTGATCTCGAACTTCTTCGCGAGCCGCTCGCGAGCCGCAGAGATCGCTTGCTGAACCCGCACATTCCCCAACAGTCGCGGGCCCGCCGACTCGGCAGTCTTCGCGCTGTAGCCTGCGCGGATCGCCGCTTGCGTGGCGTTCATGTCGCGCAGGTATTCATCGACAAAAAGTGCCTGCTTCGGGGTGAGGTCTTTCTTAGCAGCCATGGTCCCGACAGACGTTCGAATGCAATTCGTTAGGCATGTGAAGTATCCGATAAAGTGCTAGACGAAATCTTGGCTAAATGGTGGTTTACGTAGACGAGATATCAGCTAAATTGCGTTAGAAGTAGCCGAAATCTCGGCCCCCTCGATCGGGCGCTCGAGCATCGTCGGCGCTTCGATCGGATCGCGGCCGGTCTTCACAGACCATGCGATCAGCAGCAGCGACCCAACGGAATGCGACGGCTCGACGCCATCGCGATAGCTCTGCAGCGAGCTGCGGGGAATCCGCGTCGTCATAGACAGCTTGTAGAGCGACGAGCCGCCATGACATAGGTCGGCGAGGACACGGAACCAGTCGATTCGCAGATCAATCATGGCGGCATGCATCGCGGTCGCTCCCGTCAGAGTGCTTCGCGCAGTTGGCGAGCGACGTCGAGCAGCTCGTCGCGGGCCTCGTGCTCGAGCACAGACAGCTTTCCTTCGAGCAGCGACACCCAGCGATGCGCAGCAGGCGGCTCGCCGGGCACACGAGTGGCCGTCGACGCGTTGTACGCGGCCTGCCACTTCGCTACCTCGGCCTGCTCGCCAGTCAGTTGCTGCTGCAGGTTCGCGATCAGTTCATGCGCATCGGCGATCTGAAGCCGCGCGGCATCGAGTTGTGCATGCGCCGCATCAATCTCAGCGCGCGAGACATCCGCCGCGGTGTCGTCGCCTTGCGATGCATCCTGTGCAGATGATGCAGCGTCGCTTGCGGATTGGCCGACCGCAGGCGACGCACCAGCGTTTCCCGGTTCATCCGACGAGGATTGGGAATCCGCACTCGTCGAGGGCTGGGGCTCCCCCGGCGTCGCGACCGCCGGCGCGTCAGCAGCATCCGTCGAAAGCGTCGAAAGCGTCGAGAGGTCGGCATCCGCGGCCGCAGCCGGGGCAGCGCTGTTCGGCTCCCCCGGCGCGACCGTGCCCGCTTCGTGCGCGGGCGGCTGGCCGTTCTTGATCCAGTCCGGCAAAGCGGCGAGTTCCTCCGCCGTCATCGGCGTCGCGGGCTCGGTACTGCTCGGTGCTGCTGCGTTCAGGTCTTCCATGGTGTGCTCCTGGTGGTAATGCGATTCGTGCTACCCGGGGTCTTACGCGCTACGTCCGCAGCCCCTGGGTGCTGCCGCTCACGGGTTGTTAGAACGCGGCGATTCGATCGCCGAGGATGGTCGACAACTGCGCCATGACGCGGGCCTGCGCTGCGAGGCGCTCGCGCTCTTCTTCGTCGAGGCCGGTGAAGATCGCCGTGCCGAAGAAGCCATTCAGCTTCAGCAGGCGTTCGTCGTTCTGGGCTTTCTCGTCGATCACGCGCTGCTGATGCGGCGCATATGCGGATATCGGCCCCGCAGCAGGATTCGCAGCTTCGTGGAGGCGTTGCTTCAGCAGGTAGCCCTCCAGCTGCCAGATCTTTTGCGCGGCGTTCGCGCGCGCCACCTTGCGGCCGATCTCGGCGTCGAAATTCTCGGGCGATGCGCAGGCGCTCTCGCCGGTCACCGTGAAACCGTTGCGCAGAACGAGCACGCAGAACGTTAACAAGCCAAGTTCGCACGGAATCGCTTCAAGCGGCATCGACCCCTGATGCACATGGTCGGCACCGTCGATGGCGCGGAAGTACCATTCGCTGACGATCGCCGCCTCGATGTCTGCCGGCGTCACGCGCGCGGCCGTCTTTCCCTTCGCTTGAATCTCGTGCTCGATCGATGCGTCACTGGGAATCGCGCCGCCCGGCGTGTGCTCTTCGCGAAGCGCTTGGCGGGCCTGCTGGATACGTTTGAACGAATGCATGTTGATCTCCTGAAAATGCTGCTGCGACGTCACCCGCGCCGCACACGTGAGGGACTCACGTCCCATTCGAGATCGCCGCTCGCGAGGAATGCGGCCAACGATCTCCTGTTCTCTCCCACCGTCGCCTCGACGCGATAGGTTCCGTCGGCGTTCCAGCCGCGCGCCGTCGCGAACACCCGGTATTTCTCGGGTAGGTCGACGTCAACGAAGATGAACGCGCCGCCCTTCCCGGGCTCGACCACCGGACCGACCAGGCGCAGCGCGAGGCATTCGAACTTTTCGTATCCGTCGGCCGATGCAAACGGCAACGTCATGCGAACAAGCAATCTCACGCGGCCTCCAACATCGGGGCGCGCATCTTCGCCGCGCGCATCGGAACCCAGCGTTCGAACGCAGCATCAAACGTCGAATACTTCACGTCGCGCGCCGCCGGCCCCTGATCAAGCCATTCGTGGCAGCGCCAGCAGCCCGGTACGGTGCGATCGTGCGCAGCCTTGAGCCCCATACCCTTGCCCGCGGCCAGCCGGTTGTCGTGGCAAGGCACGACGGTGTCGCGGTCGAAGCAGCACACGCCGGGCACCGCGAGATAGCAGTCTTCGCCGCGACAGGCCGTGAGATAGTCACCGCCCTCTGCCTTGGTCACGCGCCGGCGCCGCGACTTGATCGCACATTTCGATTTGAGCGGCGTGCCGCGCGACAGCGTCGCGTAGACCTTGCCGGGCTTCCGTGTGAATCCGCTCCGCTTCATGCAGTCACCTGCTGAATCAGGGTCGCGAATGGGTCGACGTGCCCGGCGCGGACACGCTGCCGCTGGCGATATGCGCGGCAAGCTTCGGCAGACGAGCGGCGTGCGCGCCGCGGTGCATCCGGGCCGCTACCGAGTTCCCACATCGCGGCCGCGCCAACGTGCGACCAGTCCGCCACCCTGAACTTCGTGCCCCGGTTCTTCGCGAGCACCTTGCCGATCGCGTTGACCGACGCGCCCGTCTTCGCTGCGAGCTGCTTCGCGGTCATGCGACTGCCGTCAGCGAGCGCGTCTTCGAGCGCACGCTCGATCCATGAATAGCCGGTGCGGCCGGTGCGCGGCTTCGTGCCCGACAGCCCGAGGCGCTGCGCCTCACCCTTCGCGGCGAGATAGCTGCGGCCCGGCAGCAGCCGGCGCACGCCGAGCTTGATCGACTCGTTGCTGCGGTAGATCTTCCGAAGCAGCGCCTGTTCGTCGGCCGACCATGAAATCGAGTCCTTGAAGACGATCCCTTCCTTCGATGCCACGATGCGCGCCGCCGACCAGGTGCGGCCCGGCAGGCGATGCATCTGCGAGATCAGCGTCTCGCAGGCCGCAGCGATCCGCGCCATCGTGGCGATCTCGTCGTCGCTCCAACGCTTCCCGCCCATCAGAACACCTCCCGAATCCACTCACCCTTCACGCGCCGCACGGCGATGAAGCGGTCGTATGGATATAGCTCGGCCACGACCTTGATCTTCACGCGGGCATCGTCGGTCCAATGCCCCTTGACCTCGTGAATCTCGCGCGTGCCGTCGGCGAGCACGAGCGCGAAGTCGGGCGTGTACCAGGTGCGATCGGCGAGCCGCAGCTTCACCGACTCGAACTTGAATTCGAGGATCTCGCCGACGTGCACGCGCGCGGCGAGCAGCTCGGCATACGCAGCTTCGGTCTTGTTCATGCGGCCGGCAGGCATCCGGCCAAGCGCCTGCATGCGCTGCAGCGGCGTCGGTGCGGCGATCGCGGGTGCGTTGCCGACCAGGCGCGCAGTAGCCGCGTCGAGCGGTACCGGTCCGGGCGCCGCGAGCCGCGCCGCCGTGTCGGCGATCGTGCCGCGCACGCGAGCGGTGCCGAACACGCCGCCGGCAATCGCGCTCTCGGGGTAGCGAAGTGCGTTCTTGCTCATGACGCAAAGTCGTCCACGGGCATCAGCGCGTCGCCGAACGTCTCGCGCGCGAACTGGTACAGGCTGACGGCGTTGAAGCGCTGGGCGTCGGCGAGAACGAACTCGGCGGCCTTGCGATCATTCGCCGCGCGCACGACCAGCACGCGGTACGAGCGCCAGTCCTCATCCGGCTTCCGGTCACGCATGTTGTGCAGCTTCGCCTGCGCTTCGACGCCTTGCAGCGTCTCGAACCAGCGAACGTCGCCGCCTCCCGATTGCGGTGTGCCCGCGCCACCCTTCAGCGCCGGTTCCTTCCGCACCCAGTTGCGCCACGTCGCCTCCCAGTCCGTCTTGCGCCCCTTCACGCCCGGCTGAGCGATCCAGTGGTCCCGGAACGCGGCTGCGACCTTGCGCACGTGCTCCTCGGTCCAGGTCGGCTGTTCCTGCAGCGCCCAGAGGGCAAGCTTCTTCGTCAGAATCCAATCGGCCGGCAGACGCGCACCCTGCGCGGATGCTTTCGGCCCCGAGTTGTCCACAGAGGCCGGTTCCGGAGTGCGACCGGATCCCTGTGGATTCTCTTTAAGGTTATTGGTGGTTCTGGGTGCCAATTTGGCGGGGGTTTCCGTCGAATTTGGCGGGGGTGCCGCGTCGTTTTTGGCGGGGGTGGGTGCCAATTTGGCGGGGGTGTCATCTTGACGGGGGTGCCGTTCTGACGGGGGTGCCAATTTGGCGGGGGTTGAGAGCGGGAACTTCGATTCGTGCACCTGGTACGTCGTGCTGCGGCCCTTGCGGAACGAGCGCGAAATGATGCCGGCCTGCTCCAGGTCGTCCAGATGCCGCTGCACCGTCCGCTCGCCCATCGAGCACTTGCGGCGGATCGTCTCCACGGACGGCCAGCACACGCCCTCGTCGTTCGCGGTATCGCACACGGCGACGAGCACGAACTTCGCGCCGGTCGCCAGTGTCGTTTTCCACGCCTGGTTCATCAGGTGAATGCTCATGCCGCGAGCCTCTCGACGATATCGACCGAGCGGAACACGGCGTGCCCGAGCATCAGCGCGATCGTGTATTCCAGCCGCGCGCCGCGCGAGTGGTGCCAGCCTTCCAGCATGGCGATCGCGTCGCAGTCGACCAGGTGCTTGATGTCCGTGCGCATGCACTGCAGCCAGTCGGCCGCCGCATCGGCGTTCAGCTCGGCCGGATTGACCACGTCATACCCGAGGGCACGCAGGCGCGCCGCCTCGGCGTGGAAGGCCGGGAAATTCAGTTGGGGATGCCCTGTCATCGGGCCGGCGATGTAGACGCGCATGGTGCCCTCCTCAATGGCCGCAGGGCATCGACGTGCCCGATACCTTCACGCCACACGACAGGCACCGCATGCCGATCATCAGCGCGCGGCGGATATACCGGTCCGCGAACTCGTCGATCGTCACGTGCAGGTCAGCCTCGACCACGTGGCGCGCGATGAGTTGCCCGTCGACTTTCATGCGCAGGCGCGCGCCGCCCGGCGCGTCGAGAACTACAACGTGCACGCCGGCGTCATCACCGACCAGCTCTGTCGCGCGCTGGGTGATCTCGTGAGCGGTCAGGCGCGTCATGCCGGCACCTCGACGCCGAGCAGCACGCGATAGACGGTGCGCTTGCCGGGCACCTTCAGCGTCTCGATCCAGCCCAACTCGGTCAGGTCCTTGATCGCGCCGCGTACCGCGCTTTCGCTCATGCCGCACTTGAACGCAAGGTGCTGCACGGACGGCCAGCACTCGCGGTTGTTCAGGTGCGCCGCGCGCGCGATCGCGAGCAGCACGACCTTCTTCAGCGCGGGCAGCTCGACCTCCCAGGCAAGGTTTTCGTGGTGGAGGCTCATCGGGGGTTCCTCAAGCAGAAGAGAATCGACGCGGCGATGCAAACTGCCATGCCGAAGGTCAGGATGTCGGCGTCCATCACGAGGTGCGCCGCAATTGGAAGTAGCGCGCCGCGGGGCCGCACGCATGGAACTCGATCACGCGCTCGACGCGCACCAGCGGGTGACGGTGCACGAACTCGCCCAGCGGCTGACGGGGATTCAACGGTTCGGGCCGCATGGCTCGCGCACACCGCGCGTTTTCCCATTTCGCCGGCAGGAGGCCAAACAGCGACGCGAGCCCGGTGTCCGGCTTCGCGTGCTGGCAGTCGCGGCACTTCGGCGCGCCCTTCCCCGATGCGGTCATGTCGTTCATCCCGTTCTTAGGTAGCGCCCTATGGGGCGGATGTCGGTGTTCTTCCCCGTGGCTTTCCGGGGTGTCAGCGGTTCAGCACATTCCACTTCCGCTCGTGGTAAGGGGCCGAGCCCCCGCTCTCAAACCCCGCTCTCGCGGGCCGCATGTGCAATGCGTGTCGAAATCAGGCCGTGCGAAGCCCGCGCGCCGCCGACGTTTCGTCGGTCGACTCGCTCGATCGGTAAATGCGGAACGTGAGCTGCAACAGCTCCTGGATGTGCCGGTGGGCGTCGTGCGCGATGCGTTCGAGCTCGGCCTTCTCGTGGTCGTCGACGACGCCGTCTGCGATTGCCTGCGCATGCGTGCGCGCGAGCACGCCGAGCTGGTCGAGGATCAGCGTGAACTTCGTCAGCAACTCTTGGTTGTCGCACTCGTCATCGAGGCCCGGCAGCTGCACGAACATGCCGCCGGTGATGCGTGCAACGGCCTCGGCGAAGTCGCTGCGGCCGGACAACGTCTGCATCGCGAGCGCGTGCTCGGTGTGCAGCACTTGCCCCTTCACCTCGTAGATGCGGTTCTGCAGGCTCGCGGCCGACATGCCGAGCGCCGTCGCCATCGCTTCCGATCCCCCCGGGAACGCACGGCACATGGCTTGGTAGGCTTTCCTCAGACCCATAGTGATCGACCCCTCGTTCGATGGTTACGCTCGCGCCGCTGAGAACGGACAATGCAAAGCATGGAAGTAAAGAGGGATCCCGCCTCGGACGTAGAATCGTGATCGCCAAACCGACGACACTGCGAACCAAGGGGGATCCCATGACAGAAAAGCAGCAACAGCGAAATGAGCCGACGGAATTCGAGCAACTGGAAGCGAAAGTAGTGAGCCTCGAGACGGCAAATCTTCGGAACTCGATCTTGCTGAATGCGCTGGCTGCCACACATCCGGATTTCGCTGCACTTCAGCGATCTGTTCTGTATCAGGTTGAGAAACGCCTTAAACGCTGGTCGCCCGAAGAAGAGGCGCGCATGCGCGCCGCAGCGCCCGATTTCTATGACGCAATGCAAGAGGGCCGCACCTACGTCGAAAAAATGGCTGATGAATCCGATCGACGGATGCTCGAATCCCTTCGAGGCGAGTATTCGTAACGTGCAGCGAATGCTGGTCACGCCTTCACCCCGCGTTCGCTTTTTTCGACACCCGCTGCTACTCGAACGTCAGACGGCAACGGTTTCCCAAGGCGGAGCGCGGCCCCGACGACCAGATCAGTTTCACGCTGGCCAAGATTGTCGGGCCATTGCGAAATGCGACTTCGGCTAAGGCCAACGGCGCGGCCAAGCTCCGCCCCATTGCCGAAGATCGAGATCGCCTGTTTTTTCGTCATCGACATGGTTGACCCGAGTGTTTAGCAAACTATACAAAGTGTATGTCAAGCTCACTCAACGCACAAGTGGTTAGTCTGCTGGACATGAAAACTCTGGCAGATCGCCTTCGTGCGGCCCTACAAGAAGCTCGCATGAATCAGTCGGAACTCGCGCGCCGCGTCGGCGTCACGCGGGGGGCCGTCTCTTTTTGGCTGAACAGCGCTACCACAAGTCTCGCGGGTGAAAACCTTTTGAAAGTGGCATCTGTTCTGTCTGTTTCACCGAGCTGGCTTGCTACGGGGCGTGGCAACATGAAGCAGGCCTCCACGCAGGAGATTCCGCTTCAGGGAAACCCTGACTACCCGGCGATCAGACGAGTGAAGATCAAGATTTCTGATGGTGGTACCGGCTACGGCGTTGAACCTTTCGAGGAAGATCACGCACCGATCGTTTTTCATAAAAGCTGGTACGAGAACAACGAGTACGAGCCGGAAAAGCTGCTAGCCATCAAGGTCCCGGGTGCAAGCATGGAGCCCGGTCTCTATGACGGGGACTGGGTCGTTGCAAATACCGCTGATACCTCTCCGCGCGATGGCATTGTGTTCGCCCTGATCTATGATGGTGAGGTAATCGTGAAGCGGCTTTTCAAAGCGGACGGCGCATGGATCGCCGCGTCCGACAATTTGGATAAGCGAATTTATAGGGATCGGCCGATAAACGAAGAGACGATTTTAATCGGCCGAATCGTCCATAAACAGAGTGAGAGAATATAAAATGACGCGTTCGGGGTGGTTAGCGGTTCTTCTTGCGAGCAGCCTGATCGGGTGCGCCCAGGTCGGCGCAAACCCTTATGCCCAGAAGCTGGACGGCCTTTCGCAATGGGCGGCCACACAGCAGGCCGAAGTGAAGGCCGGACGAAAACTCAGATCTGAATTTTATTCAGAATATTACGATCGAGTGTCGTCTCCACCGGACGGCCCTATGGATGTCGTTTTGATGCGTGAAAGCTTGCGCATGATCGATATCTCGAAGCAATATGAAGCAGGTACGATTTCAAGCGACCAATATCAAACTGAACAGCGGACCTCTACTATCAGAATCCGCGAGCAAAACGATCGGATGCTCGCGGACAGTCAAGCCGCCGACGCGCAACGCCGAAACGCAGCTCTAGCGATCCTCGGCAGCGGGGCGTTATATCGCCCGGCTCCGCAAGTTCCGTATCAGCCGATACCCGCTCTTCCTGCTCCAATCAGTACGACGTGCCAGCGGTTCGGGACGATGACCAACTGCACCACCTACTGACCCCCATTCCTACCTGAAGAAGCCCGCCGCGCGCGGGCTTTTTTGCGTCCAGATCTACCATCGAGGCGAGTTCTTTCGTCCGGGATGTATAGCGCACTTGACGTTTCGTTTGGCTATGTGTTTAATGTGCTCAACGCTTGCTTTCCTTCATAGGGGGTCGTCAATGTTCAAGGGCAAATTATTCGGCGCCACGCCGCGTCTGAAGAAGCCGCGCACCTCCGGCGACTTCGAAGCGATCACGCGTGCGCAGCTGAAACGTGATCGCCGGGCCGCGAAGCTCGAGCGCGACACGTTCATCCAGCGCTGCACCTACTTCGTGACCCGCGATGCGGCTGTCGCGGAAGAAGCGCGCCGCGTGCATGACCTGCTCGGCGAGCGTGCCGCATGAAGCCCCGCGCCGACTGGCTGCCGCTCGCTGTGCTCGCCTCGTTCTATCTGCTCGGATCGGCCATCGCGCCGCCCGTCGAGCGCCTCATCGGGCTGTGGGCATGAAAGCCTTCGCCATCTACTGTGCGAAGTCGTTCGCGGCCCTTCTCGTCGCCGTTCTGGTGCTCGCGCTCGCGAAGCAATGGGACACGTCCGAGACGGAGCGCGTGCGGGCCGGCATGACGCGGAGCGCCTGACCATGGTGACGACCCACTACGGCGAGTGCCTCCCCCCATCGGTCAACGAGTTCAAGGTGATCGACGACTTCGGGACGTTGTGGACGCTGGTCCCGGACGAAGATTTCTTCGGCGATTACGACTCGACGCAGGCCCTCGCGGCCATGGCGTTCGAGCGCTCGGGCAGGGTGCTCTGACCATGGCCAGCCCGCTTCCCGTCACCGACGCCATGATCGCGCGCGAGTTTCGCCTGCAGCGCTGCCGCGGCTCCGCCGTCGACGCCATCACGAATCCGCTGATCCGCCGCTGCCTTGCGCTCGGCGCTGAAGCGCGCGCCGCCCGCGAGGCGGCCGCCGATCCCTCCCCCTACCGCGACGCGAAGTCCCGCGCCGCCAACGACAACGACTGAGGCACTCCATGACCGAATTCGGCAACTCCCTCATCTACGACATCGAGATCGCCAAGGCGATCTTGGGCCGCGGCGAAACGCGCATCGATGGCATCCAGTATTGCAACGGCTGGCAAGACCATGCCGGCATGGGGATCAGCGTCATCGGTGCGTACGACTACGCCGAGGCGCGCTACCGCGTGTTCTGCGAAGACAACCTCGACGAGTTCGTTGCGCTGTGCGCCGAGCGCGCGCCGCTCGTCTCGTTCAATGGCATCGGCTTCGACGACAAGGTGATCAACGCCACGCTCGATCCGTACAGCGCCATGCCGAGCTCGTTCCGCTACGACCTGCTCGCCGAGATCTGGCGCGCGGCTGGCCTCGATCCGGCATTCGGCGGCAACTCGCACACCGGCTACGGCCTGGACGCGACGTGCGAGGTGAACTTCGGCATCCGCAAGTCCGGCAACGCCGCACACGCGCCGATCGCCTGGCAGCAGGGTCGAGTCGGCGAGGTCATCGACTACTGCCTCAACGACATCCGGATCACGAAGCGCCTGTTCGATCACGCCGTCGTGCTCGGCGAGCCGATCGTGCTCGCGAAGACCGGCACGTCGGTGCGCCTGCGCACGCTCGACCAGGTCGAGCGCACCTACCTCGGCTGATTTCCCTGTGGCCTGCCGCGCGCCCCCTCTCGAAACGCGCGGCACTTCCGGGGCGGACGTCTCGCCCCGCTTTTTTCCACCGGCTTCAACGGTGGGTGCTCGGAGTGACGGGTGGGCGCCGTCACAACCAGGCCTGCAGCGCCGGCGATTCATGCTACCCGCTGCCATATGCGAGCCGAGCATCCACCCTTGCAGCCTTCCCTCGAACGCGTGAGGACAGCATGACGGAAGACATCGAAACGTTCCTCGGCACCGTCGCCGAGGCGACAGCCAAGACCGTCGCGACCGGGATTGGACTACCGCATCTGGACGTCGTGAAGGCGATCAACAAGATGCATGCAGGCGGTCTGGTCGAGCGCGAGAAGCGCGCGGGCGGCGGCAACGAATACGTGTACTGGATCGCGCGCGGCGCCGCACCGGTGCCCGCAGCCAACGATACACCTGCGGCCACCTCGGCGCCGTCACTGGCCGAAGCCATTGCCGCGCTTCCGGCCTCGGCCGTCGCCGCGGACAGCACCCCGCGCGTCATCGCAGATCTGCGCACCGAGGTCGAGCGCCTCACCGCCGAGCGCGGCGCTGCGGTACTGAAAGCGGACACCTGGCGCGCGAACGCCGCGACGCTCGAAGCGCGCATCGACGAGCTGACGCTCGGCCCGGTCGGCGCACGCGCGCCATTGTTCGTGACCCTCGGACGTTCCTGTAAGCCGCAGCGCCACGAATCGCTCGAGAAGGCCCAGAGGCGCGGCCGCGCTCTCGTGCGCAGCGAAAAGGAATCCGAGGTGCTCGTGCTCGAACCGGTCGGCCGGATCGTGCGCGGCACCGAGTGGATGCCCCGATAGATCCATCCCTTCAGCTGTACCCACCAGGAGAAACCATGCAGATCCAGCACCCTCCCCTCGCCGCCGGTGAGATCTACCTGTGCGGCATTGCCGACGAGAACGGCGACATCGAGCACACCGTATTGCTGCCGGGCGACAGCGAGCGCGCGACGTGGCAAGCCCAGATGGACTGGGCGAAATCGCTCGGCGGAGATCTGCCGACCCGTGTCGAGCTCGCGATCGCATTCGCGAAGAAGCGCGATCTGTTCGAGCGCGCTGCGTACTGGTCGAACGAGGAAGACGCCGACGACCCCGGCTGGGCCTGGTATCAGGGCTTCACCAACGGCAACCAGTACGGCTACCTACAGTACTACCAGCTGCGCGCCCGGGCCGTCCGCAGATTCAAAAATTAATCCATTCATCCATTCAAGGATCAGCCATGCAGCAACTGCAAATTCCGCCACTCGCCGAGGGCGACGTCTATGTCGGCGCGATCGGCGACAAGAACGGTGACTTCCATCACGTGATCCTCCTGCCGGGCGACAACGCAGCCGCGCCCTGGAAGGATCAGATCGAGTGGGCGAAGAGCATCGGCGGCGATCTGCCGACGCGCGTCGAGCAAGCACTCCTGTTTGCGAACTGCCGCGACTCGTTTGAACGCGACTGGTACTGGAGCAACGAACCCAACGGCGATCGCTGGGCCTGGTATCAGGACTTCGACTACGGCTACCAGCTCAACTACCCACAGAGCCTCCAGCTGCGCGCCCGGGCCGTCCGCAGATTGCCGATTTAACCCTTCATCCATTTCAACCGGGGTATCGAAATGACGATCACGCTTGAAGCGATCCAGGCCGAGCACGTACGCATCGGCACCATGATCGATGAGTTCAGGAAGCAACCGCGCGCAACCGAATACCACGTCGACGCGGTCACGATCCCGCTTGCGGCTGGTGAGCGTATAGCCGGTCCGATCTTGAGCGAGGATGGTGCGCTCAGCCACTACCTCATCCTGCTGCCCGGAGAAGCCGAATCCGTGACGTGGGCTCAGGCGCTCGAATGGGCTGAACAGCATGGCGGCGAACTGCCCTCGCGACGCGAGCAGTCGTTGCTCTTCACGAACCTGCAGGGTGAGTTCGAGGCGGCCTGGTACTGGTCCGGCGAGGAAGCGGAGACATCCGGCTGGGCCTGGTTTCAGCACTTCAGCCTCGGCTACCAGAACCTCAACCTTCAGATCACCCAGCTGCGCGCCCGGGCCGTCCGCAGATTCATTCCTTCAGTAATTTGACCATTTAATCCATCGTGGCCCTGCATACCCAACTGCCAATTTACCGCGCCGCCGAAAGCTTGCTGGATGTCGTGACAGACGTCGTCACGAACATGCAGCGGGACTTCAAGCGGTCGATCGGCGAGAAGATCAACGTCGAGTGCATCGAGATCATCGTGCTCGTGTACCGCGCGAACGTCGCAACAGACAAGTCGCCCCACCTGTCAGAGCTCATCGAGCGCCTACAGGTGATCAACTTGCTGCTGCGGCTCGGCTTCAACAAGCGCAAGGTCGACAAGGGCGCCTATGGGCGCGCGATCGAGCTGACGACGAGCATCGGAAAGCAGGCCAACGCATGGAAGAAGTCCGCAGGCAATCGCCCGCTCCAGGGAGGCCAAGGCTTTCATGGCTGAGCGATCTTTCAATCTGGTCGTGCCGCTGCCCCATAAGGGCACCGCCATGCGCAATGAGGAAACGCGCCGCCAGTGTGTGGCGACGTCCAGCGCAGTTTCGCGGCTGAGCAATCGGCCGTGCGACGTAGATAGCACGATTTTTCCGGCTGGGCCTGGTATCAGAACTTCAACAACGGCAACCAGAACAACAACCAACAGAACAACCAGCTGCGCGCCCGGGCCGTCCGCAGATTGGAACGACGGATTCACGCTCGCCGAGCTCGTCGAGGCTTACCTCGACTGCCGGCGTACGAAGCGCAACACTCCCGCGGCGCTCGCGTTTGAGATTGACCTCGAACACAACCTGCGCCACCTGCATGACGAGCTGGCCGATGGCGCCTACCGCCCCGGCCGCTCGATCTGCTTCGTCATCACACGGCCGAAGCATCGCGAGGTATGGGCAGCCGAGTTTCGCGACCGCGTCGTGCATCACCTCCTGTACAACCGCATCGGGCCGCGCTTCGAACGCTCATTCATCGCCGACACGTTCGCATGCATCAAGGAACGCGGCACGCTGCGCGCCGCCGAACGCCTTGAGTCGAAGATCCGTTCGATCACGCAGAACTGGTCGCGGCCTGCGTATTACCTGAAATGCGATCTCGCGAATTTCTTCGTGAGCATCGACAAGCCGATTCTGCTCGAACTGCTTCTCACGAAGATCTGCGAGCCGTTCTGGCGCTCCCTCGTCGAGATCGTGCTCATGCACGACCCTCGAACCGACTTCGTATACCGCGGCGATCCGGCGTTGCTCGAGCAGGTGCCCCGTCACAAGCGCCTGGTCGAACAGGCGGCACACCTCGGTCTGCCGATCGGCAACCTGTCGAGCCAGTTCTTCGCGAACGTCTATCTCGACGTGCTCGATCAGCATGCGAAGCATCAGCTGCGCGCGCGGCACTACATTCGCTACGTCGACGACTTCGTGTTCCTGCACGAATCGCCGGGGCGGCTGAACGAGATCCTCGCCGATGTGACGGCATTCTTGCCGGCCCGTCTCGGCGCGCGGATCAACCCACGCAAGACGATCCTGCAACCCATCGACCGAGGCGTCGACTTCGTCGGTCAGGTCATCAAACCCTGGCGCCGCGAGACGCGAAAGCGCACTCGCAATGAAGCGCTGCGACGCGTGGCCGAAACGGCGCCCCGCGATCTGATGCCCGTCGCGAACTCGTATTTCGGTCTGCTTCGCCAGGCGACCGCCAGCCACAACGACCGCGCGTGCCTCGCGAATCTCCTGCGATCACTCGGAAAGGCTGTCGATCGCGATCTCACAAAGACCTTCTGAGGACCATATATGACCACCCAACCGATGCTCCAGAAGATCCCCGTCGTGCGTGATCAGGATGGCTATTTCATCCACCCTGATCTGCTCCATTTCTGGACAACCACGATGGACGGCGCCGAACACTGCACGAACGAACAGTGGGCCGCTCTTGAGGCGCAGGCAACCATCAAGACATCGATCTACCACCTCGAAAGTGAGAGCGTCGATCACCCGGCATACATATCGTATTTCGACAACGGAAACCTCGACATCACGGCATGGGATCCGTCGCCGGAACCGGGCTGGTGGGTGCTCGAGATCGGCGACAGCGAAGACGGCCCCTACGCCGTGTACGCGACGCACGCACGAGGAAGATCATGACCCGCGACATGATCATGAAGAAAACCCCGGCCGCAGAGCGTGTAATCGCCGCAATGATCCCGGGCCAGGTGGAATGCCCATCCGTCCTCGCGAAGCGCTTCAGCACGTCGGCCGCGATCCTGCGATCGGTGCTCGAGCAGCTCGCGGACGACGGCGCCCTGTCCCGCGTGCGACAGCCACACGTGAAGCACCCTAACTACATCCTCGCCGGTACCGAGAAGCGCGTCGAGCTGCGCGAGAAGTATGTAGGCACGCCGGCCGCGCCGCGCACTTACTTCGTCATGACCGGCGATCTCGACTCGTACGCGGCCGAGATCCGGCGCCGCGCCGACCTCTGCATGATGGTGCGGCGATGAAACAGATCGTCACCGCCGCAATGCTGCTGGCCGGAGAAACCACGTACGAGGCCGCCGAGCGCATCGAGCAAGTTCGGGCACGGCGCCGGAACTATCGCGCCCCTGTCGACAAGCTCGCCGAGCGCGAGCGCCTGACGAAATACTGGCGCGCATGCATGCCCGAATGGCAACCCGAACTGTGCCGTATCAATCCGGCGTTCGCGTTCGTGCACGTGATGTCCTTTCACCCTGGCATGAATTTCGGCCACCTGAGCCTGCTGCCCGGACACGTTCCGCCGCATATCGCATACCGCCAGCGGCTTCGCGCCATCCTGCCGCGACGCGCCGCCGTACATGCTCAACTTGCTTTGTTCGAGGCCACCACATGAGCGAGAACACGAAAATCGAATGGTGCGACCACACCTTCAACCCGTGGGAAGGCTGCCAGAAGGTCGGCCCGGGCTGTGACCACTGCTACGCTGAGGCACGCAACGCGCGCTTCGCCGGCGGCACGGCCGTGAACTGGGGGCCCGGCGCGCGTCGCCGCCGCACGTCGCCGGCGAACTGGCACAAGCCCCTCGCATGGGAAGCGGCACACGCCGAGTTCTTCGCCGCGCACGGCCGGCGCCAGCGCGTGTTCTGCGCGTCCCTCGCCGACGTATTCGACAACGCTGTTCCGGACGCGTGGCGAGCGGACCTGATCGACCTGATCTGGAACACCCCGCACGTCGACTGGCTGCTGCTCACGAAACGCATCGGCAATGCCGGGCCGATGATCACCCGGGCGCTCGAACTCGCCGGCCGCGGCGTCAACACACCGTGGCCGTGGTCGAACGTCTGGCTCGGCGCGACGATCGTCGACCAGGTCGAGGCAGATCGCGACATCGAAAAGCTTCTCATGACACCCGCGCGCCGCCGGTTTCTGTCCATGGAACCGCTGCTTGGGGCGGTCGATCTTCGAGCCTGGTTCGATCCGACTGGCGTCTGCTGCATGCGGGAAATGCAGTCCTGCGAAGACTGCCCTGCTGATGCACCGTGGATTCACGGCCCGACCACGGAATACGCCGAGGACGGTTCGGGATACAGCTCGCCCGAAATCGACTGGGTCATTGTCGGCGGCGAAAGCGGTCCTCGTGCGCGGCCGATGCATCCCGACTGGGCCCGAGATCTTCGCGACCAGTGCGCGGCCTACGGGGTGCCGTTCCTGTTCAAGCAATGGGGCGAGTGGATCGCCGAAGGCGTCGAAATGCCCGCGCCGCTCAAACGCGCTCCCGATCCATATCGACGCCGCTGGGTCGCTGATGATGCAGACGATGACCGATACACGCCGACCGCAGCAGCAGTACATCCGGTTGGAAAGAAGGCCGCCGGCCGTCTTCTCGACGGCCGCACACATGACGAATTCCCGGAGGTATGACCATGAGCGAACGCCTGATGAACGAAGCCGATCTCGTCCGCGTGACCGGAAAGAAGCGATACGGCAAACAGGCCGAGTGGTTCAAGGCGACGTTTGGGATCGACGTCGTCACGGCCGCGACCGGCGCCGTAATCATGACCTGGTCGACCTTCGAGTCGCTCCAGGCGAAAAAGGCCGGCCTCGCCGGCGATGTGCCCGGCACGCGCGAGCGGCCGGCCCTCCGTTCTGTTCACCGAGCCGCATGACGAAGCGAAAGCCACTGGTCCGCCGCGTCTACGTGCGCGATGGGTCGTACTACTGGGTGCAGCCCTACACCGAGCGCTGGAAGAAGCTGTGCCGCGTCGAGGATGGCGAGGTGCGCATGCTCGAGCGCCTCGCCGCAGAAAAGGCGAAGGTCGAGAAAATCGACGGCACTGGCAACATCCCGCACCTGGTCGACAAGTACGTGCGGCTGCACGAGAAGGACCACAAGGAAAAGGCGTGGCCGGCCTATGGCCGCTACGTGAAACGCGGGTTTGCGGACGTCGACATCGACCAGATGGACGTCCCCTATGTGCGCCAGTTTCTGAAAGACAACTGGAAGGAAAAGCCCCACATGCAGCGCGTGATGCGTGCGTTCCTGTCTGGGTTCTTCGATTGGTGCATCGATCAGCGTCTGATAACGACGAACCCCTGCCGCGACGTCAAGCTGAAGAAGCCGAAGCCACGCACGACCCTGATCAGCGGCGACCACTTCGCAGCGATCCGGGACTGCATGCTGACGTTCACGTACGAGCGCGGCGGCCGCCAGCTCACTGCCAAGGTGCCGACCGGCCCTATGGGGCAGTGCTTCATCGACCTCTGCTACCTGACTGCGCAGCGCTCCACCGAGATCCGCAACCTGCGTTGGACCGTCGACCCGAAGGATCCAGACAGCTGCTCTTGGGTGGACCGCGCCGCCGGCGTGATCCACTTCCGGCCATCGAAGACCGAGGATTCGAGTGGCGTATCCGTCGACTTCAGGATCACGCCCGAGATTGAGGCGGTGCTCGAGCGCGCACGCGGCATCGGCCGCGTCAAGGGCGTGCACGTGATCCACACGAAGCAGGGAAAGCCCTACGCGGCGAACTCGGTCCTGAAGGCGTGGAAGGTCGCAAAAAAGAGGGCCGGCCTGGAAGACGCCAGGTACACGATCAAGGACATCCGCGCGATGGCGCTCACGGACGCCGAGAACGCTGGCTATGACATCGAAGCGCTGAAGGAAACGGCGGCGCACACGAACGAGAAACAGACCCTCGACTACATCAAGTCCAGAAATGTACCGATGAGCGAGGTTCGTCTACATGTACCACTGCGCGCGAGCGCTTGATCATCCCCAAAAAATGCCCCACAGTGGTCCGCAAACCCGCGCCAGAACTTGCTCGTTTTATGTGCAACAATTTGGGGGCAACAGCGCGGAAAGCCTTGCCAGATAAGCGTGTCAGACACTCTGTAATGTCTGCTTTGGGATCAGAGGGTCGTAGGTTCGAATCCTATCGCTCCGACCAAGGAATCAAGGGGTTACGGTTAATACCGTAGCCCCTTTTCCGTTTCTGGGCCCGTTAAGCGTCAACCGGGATTCCCGGTTCGCAGCGCCTCGATTCATTGTAGGGATCAATTGGGGCAGCGACGCTACAACGATCCACCCAGCCCTCGGCGGCCAGATTTCGAAGGCCGGCACTAAGCAAGTGGCTGACGGCCTTTCGCTTCAAATGCAGGAAAGGCTGACTGGAAACGACCGAGCACCCGCCTGGCCGGGCCCATCGCATCACCGACGGCATACGGGCCAACGAACCATCCGCAGCCCGCATACAGCACTTGCCGGAACACGCGATAATGCGCGTGGACAACCTGCATCCGCGCATGAAAAACAACATTCTCAAGACCGCCCTCTGCGCATCGCTGCTCGCGCTCGCGACTGCCGGCACCGCGTCGGCCAAGGCGCTCGACGACGCGCTCGACTGCCATTCGACCGGCCACAAATTCGTCGCGCCGCTGCTCGCCGCCGGCGACATCCAGTCGGAGCCGATGCACGTCGAATCGAACTCGGTCAACGCATTCCGCACGAGCCACGCGCTGACGGCGTACGGCTTCGGCGTCTATGTCGTACTCGGATACCAGGCGAACGATCCGATCTTCCGTCCGGGCGACGGCACGCCGATCGGCGACTGGGCCTATGGCGTCGTGGTGCGGGGCACGAAAAGCGCGGTGGAAGAAGCCGTGCGCAAGGCCGGCAGCGATGCGACCGTCAAGCAGGCGTTTCCGTTCCTGACCGCGATCGTCTGCTCGTCGGAGTGAGCGGCCGCCAGGACGCTCATGCGGCAAGCCCGAGGGGCGCCAAGCCTGCCTGCTGCCCGGCCCCTCCCAGCCCCGCTATCGACCTCGCTTCGGCCTGTTACGCGCCGGTATACACCACGCGATACGGGATACCGACCTTCTCCCACTCGGCCGCCTCCTGGCTGAGGCTGTAGTCGGTCAGCGGGTTCTGCTCGCCCCCCGCGCTCGGCAGGCGCACTTCATACCCCCCTTTCTTCATCTGCGAAACGGAATGTCCGGCAGCCCGGCATCGGTCCGGCGCCGGCAC